GGCTAAGGGTCTTAAAGAATTGATTGGTATGTTGTATATTGGACAGATTCCTCGTTGGAACTTATCTAAGATACGTCCAGCAGGCGCTCCTCTTAAAACCTTTGGTGGTAGAGCATCTGGCCCAGAACCATTAGAGGCTTTATTCAATTTTGCAGTAAATATCTTTAGAAATGCAAAAGGACGTAAATTATCATCTGTGGAATGTCATGATATTGTTTGTAAGATTGCAGAGGTAGTAGTTGTAGGGGGTGTAAGAAGAAGCGCGCTCATAAGTCTTTCTAACCTCTCTGATGACCGTATGAGACAGGCTAAGACAGGACAGTGGTGGAATACAGAACCACAACGTGCATTGGCAAACAACAGTGCTTGTTACACAGAAAAACCAGATATTGGTACATTCATGGATGAGTGGAAGTCTCTTTATGATTCTAAGTCTGGTGAACGTGGTATTTTCAATCGTGAAAGTGCAATGAAACAAGCTGCAAAGAACGGCCGCAGAAATGCAGAACATGACTTTGGAACAAACCCCTGTTCAGAAATTATTTTGCGTAGCAGAGAGTTTTGCAATCTATCTGAGGTTGTAGTTCGTCCTACTGATACACGCGAAACTCTTTTAGAAAAAGTTAGACTTGCTACAATTCTTGGTACAATACAGGCTACGCTTGTTAACTTCAAATATGTATCTTCTGTATGGAGAAATAATTGTGAAGAAGAAAGACTTTTAGGAGTCTCTCTTACTGGTATCATGGACAATAAATTACTTAACGGTAAGGGATTGGATCATGCATTACCAGCAATATTGCAAGACTTACGAAACGAAGCAATTAGGACTAATGAAGAGTTTGCAAAGAAAATTGGTATCAATCAATCTGTTGCAGTTACTTGTGTTAAACCATCTGGTACAGTAAGTCAGTTAGTTGATGCAGCTTCTGGTATTCATGCAAGACATAATCCTTTTATGTTCGTACAGTACGTGGAGACAAGAAAGACCCACTTACTAAGATGATGACTGATATGGGTTTCCCTGTAGAAGATGATGTTATGAATCCTAGTCACACAGCAGTATTCTCTTTCCCTATGAGTGTTCATAAGGATGCAGTTTTTCGTACAGACATGAGTGCTATTGATCAATTGAAGTTGTGGAAAATATACCAAGAACATTGGTGTGAACATAAACCCTCTGTAACCATCTCTGTTAAAGAGGAAGAGTGGTTAGCTGTTGGTGCGTGGGTATATGACAACTTTGATATGATGAGTGGTGTCAGCTTCCTTCCATTCAGCGAACATACATATAAACAAGCACCCTACCAAGACATTGAAAAAGAGGAGTTTGATTTGTTATTAAATAATATGCCAAAAGAAATTGATTGGTCTAAACTTTCAGATTACGAATTAACAGACATGACTATCGGCTCTCAAGAATTAGCTTGTGTTGCTGGTGGTTGTGAGATTTAATACATGAAACTTATAGTATGCGAAAAATGTGAAGCTGAATATAAAATATTCCATAACATGAATGATATGTATTATGTTATGGAATATTGCACTTTTTGTGGAGAATTTCTAACAGAAGAAGAGCTTCAAGATGAAGTAGAACTTCAAGGTTATGATAATGAGGAAGAATAGTTGAGTGGAACATTATTTGGTTTTCCTGTATATAATGTTAGGATTAACCCTGATTCTTATGATAAACAAAAAATAGTCAGTGACATAACAGAAAATTATGAGATAGATAGCAATAGGAATGAGTGGGGCTCTAGTAATCTCCACCATCCCTATGGCGATTGGGAAAATGAAAAGTTTATAGATATCAACTATAGTAAACTAAAGGAAGTTTATCAAAAAACTTTTGATAGGTTCTTTCATACTGATGGTTTTATTAGTAATAAACCTTTTAATTTCCACTGGAACATTGTTAACTACACAGCAATTAAAACAGGTCAATACATGAAAGCTCATACTCATCCAGAGTATGATTTTTCTTGCACTCATTATATCAATTATAATCCAGAAAAACATAGTTCTTTACGGTTTGTAAATAGTAGTCCTACTGGTTTATTTGGTAGAGAAATAATGAACGAACAGTATAATATTGCAGATAGATCACATTTATCAAATTCATATTTGTATGGTGATTATGACTATCCAGCTGTTGAAGATGATATGATAATATTTCCAGCAACATTACAACACGAAGTTCCTGTTCAAAAAGAAACAGATGAACTGAGAATAGTTGTAGTAACTAACATAAAACTTTTAAATGCTTAATAACATACCCTATATAATATGACTAAAGAGGAAATATGAAAAAAATAATAGATCGTTTGAAACATTGGTACGAAATTAAGATAGATCGTTTGAAACATTGGTACGAAATTAAGATGGAAGGGCCTCCTGTTCCCAAATATTTATCAGGTAAACAGACATTGAAAGTAAAAAATAATGAAAACAATAATATGTGATATTGACGGCACTCTATTAAATTACTTACATGATAAACCATTAGATGAACGTGGTAAAGAAGACCATGTTGCATTGCCAGGCACAGTTGAACGAATGAGACAGTGGGAAGTAGATGGTTGTAGAATTATAATCATTACAGGCCGCAGAGAAAGTCAACGAACTAGAACAGTTGCAGAACTAGAACGTGTTGGTATTCCATATGATATGTTACTCATGGGATTTGCTGATAGTGGTAGAGTTCTTATTAACGATATTAATAGTAAGGGTAAGGTTAAAGCTCATGCAGTATCTTTACCTAGAGATCAAGGTTTTGATGAATTTGATTGGACTCAAGTTGGACTTGAATGACTTGGTATCATAACGGCAAACCATTTACAAGTGAGATGATAGATGACAATCTTGGTTTTGTTTATATAATAACTAACACGAAAAATAATAAGTTATATATTGGCAAAAAAGGTTTGATGTCAAAAAGAAGATTGCCTCCTTTAAAGGGTGCGAAAAGAAAAAGAATCAAGATAGTAGAAACTGATTGGAAAACTTATTGTGGTTCAAGTGAAGAAGTAAAGTTGTTAGTAGAAGAAAACGGTATTGATTTATTTCATAGAGAAATAATTAGGTTGTGTAAAACTAAGGGTGAACTAAATTACTACGAAGCTAAACTTCAGTTTGAGACAGATTGTTTATTAAAACCAGATGAATATTATAATGCGTTTATCGGTTGTAAGATAAATCGCTCACATCTATTGACTAAAGTAAAAAAATGAACGGATGGATTGAAGGATACAAAAAGTTTCAAACTGATATGACTGTTAATGATATACACATATCAGATTTAATTAGTGACACTAAATCAGAAAAGGTGTTACAATATACTGGTGATATAATTGAAGGAAACTTTGATGGTATCTACACATATGAAACTATAGAAAAACTTACAAAAGAACAACTACCAGAAGTTATTGGAGAGATTTATTCAAAGTCAGAGAGATTTGTTTATCTGGGAATATCTACTAAGAAAGGTGTAGAGCCTATTGGTTGGTGGAAAAATATGATAGAAAGATATGCTCCAAGAAAAGTTTACACTCATATAAAGACATATGGTAATTGCAACAATTACGAAATATTATGGGAAGAAGAATATTTAGAGTGGTATATCGATAACATTTAACCTAAATAGAAGGTTAATAAGAGATTACCTACATTTTATTATAAATAGTAATAGAAGAGGAAAACCATGAAACTAAAAGCAATAATACTTGCTTTGGTGTTGTTTTATCCTTCTATATTATTTGCTGCTGACACAAACACATCGTCTACAGTAGTGACCGATAAAGCACCACCAACAGCATCTGCCCCATCAATCGTTATTAATAATAGCGATGTATGTAAGAGCGCGGCCAGTGCGGCAATCCAAACACAGATACTTGGATTTGCTTCTGGTATAACTATTACTGATGAAAATTGTGAGAGGCTTAAACTTGCTCGTTCTATGTACGGTATGGGTATGAAGGTTGCTGGTGTTGCATTATTATGTCAAGACGCTAGAGTGTTTGATGCAATGTGGATGGCTGGAACACCATGTCCTTATAAGGGAAAGATTGGTGATGCTGCTCAAGCTGGATGGTTAGAATATCCAGAAGATGCACCTTCAGAAAGTAAGTATGTTAAAAAAAAAGTAACGAAGAACAACGGGTAGTCGAATATGATATGCCTGATGATTACTCAACTGAAGAACGAATTACAGAAGCTCCAGAAAGTGGAGTTTATGTCGCAGGGGGTGTTGTCCTTAGCATTGTTGGTATGTTCTTTGGTATTCCTCCCTTCCTCATATTCTAATGCTGGAGATGGGGTGCATTCAAATACAATTATAGATGGGTCATCTACATCTACTTCATCAAGTGGTTCTCCAATCAGTACAACTGTAACCAATGAAGATGGCTCAACAACCACAACTGATGTCACTACAATTACAACAACTACAACTACGAAAAATGTTACTCAAACTGAGGTTCCTAATGTTGTAACAAACCCTACTTTTACAAATAACTTAGGGGGCGGTTCAAACTCAGGTTGGTCTATTACAACTTGCCCAGGCGGGTGTGCATTTAGCCCCAATGGGGGATTTAAGGCAGGCAACGGTGGTACGATAACACAGACATATAGTCAGTCTGATCTTTTTACAAATGAAATTGATTCGACAGAAGCAGCACAAGGAATGTCATTTAGTTTTGGTGCAGAAGTAGATAATGATCAAGCAGGAAATAATCTAGCAGATACTTGGTCAATAAAATTAGAAATGTTTGATTCAGATAATTCATCATTGGGTAGTACTGAAATTGGTAGTACTGAAATATTTGCTCCAACCATTAAAACTGGTACATTAGATATAAATGCTGGTAATGTCGTTAATACTGGTACACTAACTATATTTGGAAATACGGCTCTCAATGGTGATTTTAGATTTGGGCCTTTCTTTACTGATGTATTTGCTACCTTTTTGTATAATAGTATAGAAGAAACAATAACGAGTGCATTGACATACGAAACACTCATTACTCAAGTTAGTTGCGAAGTTTTAGACACTTGCGTTGTTATAGACACATCTACAGCAGATGATATTGCAACAGGAACAATTGATGTTGTTAGTGATACAAGTGTAACAGAAACAGTCATAGCTGCACCTGTTGTAATTGCACCATTACCTACAGTTGTTGCCTCAGTAGAAACTACTTTAGAGGTTGCTGAAATAGAAACGATATCGGAGATAACAAATGATACAACCAATACATCTGATACAGGAACATCCGTGGAGTCAGAATCAGTCTCATCGTCCCTTGAGGTTGAACCAGAAGCAGAACCAGAAGCTACTCAAGAAAAACAAAGTGCGAAACCCAAAGTTTCAAATGTTGAGCTCAAAAAATCTGGAAATTCTAATTCAGTCGCAAAACTACGAGTTGAGCCAAAAGGAAAAAAGGCTACTCCTAAACAGAAGGCGGCGGTAAAGAAGAAGGCTATGTCAAAGGCTGGAAATAAAGCAGTTAAGAAAATGGGGAATAAAAAATACTCTGATACCAATCAAATAAAAACACTTGTTATTATGCAAGTGTTGGGTAATACAAGGAGTTTCTTTGATGCACAATCACAATTAAAAGATACTCCAAATTTCTTTAGTAAAACCACAATCCCTGATAGTAGCATATCAGATAATAACTATACATCATATTTTTTATTCGGTGGCAGTGACAGTGATCACAATGCATTAATAGAAACACAGTATAGGAGATAGTCATGGCTGAAGTAGAATTTGCTGGAGTAAAATTTAAAGGTGGTAAGATGATTGCTATCGTCATGGCATTATCGACTCTTGTTGGTGGACTATATGGTGGGTTTGAAGTGTATAAAGATTATATGGATATGAAGAAGAAAATTGTACAATACACAGCACCAGATTTAAGTGGTATAAATGAAGAACTTGCAGTATTAGATAAGAAGATGGATGGTGTACAAACTAGTGTTTCAGAGGGTGTAGATTATACTAGAGATATTAAGAACGACTTAAAGAAAGATATTGGCCGTATTGAAAAACAAGTGGATAGTGTAGAACAACGTGGTAAGGATGCATTTGCTTTAGTACGAGAAAGTATTGAAACTAATGACACTAAGGTTCGTAAGATGGTTTCTGATGCAACAGACCGTTTTGATAAACGTAGAGAACAGACACGAAATGATATGGATTCTATGGAAACTAGAAATAAATCAGAAATGAAAATTTTAAAGGATGATATAAATAATAAGATAAAGAAAGCCTTAGAAAATCCTTTAGCAAATATGAGGAAATGAAAAATGAATTTATACGAAGTTGGCATATATAATAAATATGTTAGAAAGGCTGTTCGTGAAGACAATGACTTGCCCTTTGGTATAAGTTCTAAATGGGAAGATGTTTTGTTGTTTGAGTATTCAGCTGAAAACGAATCTGATGCAAAGAAAAAAGCAGAGTTTGAATTTTCACCTACACTTGGTTATGTTGTTGATGGTATAAACAAGCTTGGTCTAGGATAGGGTAAGAACATGGTAGTAGCTGAAACAATGGCCGCAATTGCTCTTGCAAAAGGTGCAGTAAGCGGAGTTAAAAGTGTAATCAACACCTGTAAAGATATTTCTGAAATTTCTGGTCAAATTGATCAGATGTTTCAAGCACATGAACAAGTGCATAAAAAATCTAGCGCTAAAGGTAATGAAGCATGGAATAATTATCTCACACAAAAACTCAAAGATGGTGATGAAGAAGAAGGAGAATCTTTTTCTGATGTTACTGCTGAAATTATTGAAAAAAAACAAATAGAAGAGCAGATGGTAGCAATGCAGCGTATGCTGAACAAACGCTTTGGCCACAATACTTGGACTGAGATTGTTGATCTAAGAGAAGAAAGACAAAAAGAAAACAAAATTAAGCGTTCTAAAGCAAAAGAAAAGTTTTTGATAGATAGAGAACGTAAAAGAAAAAAAATGAAATACTGGCTCCAACAAGCTGGCAACACAATAATATTGGCAGCGTGTGTCGCCGGAATTTGGTGGTGGCTCTCATATCTAATAAAGTGTGCTGGTAATTGTTTTTAAATAATTTTCTAGTTATACCAAATTTGCATAGATGGTGTTCTGAATAGACATGTCATTTATGCATACCTCTGTTATACATATAAGTGTAAAACATTTATAACACAGAGGAAAATGAATATGACTAATTTCTTAAAACAAGTGGTTGACTGCTTTGGGGTATCAAAATTAACAGATGATTCTGGCGTGAAACGATACTACCAAACTGAGTACGGCCGTATAGAAGGACAGAGATTATATTCAGAGTTCCTTAGAAACGGAAGGGTTCGCTAATGTGGTCTTATACATCTGAAGAAAACTCTTGGCTTTCACGTACTGGTAAATCTATTGTGACATACTTGGATAAAGTTGGCACTGCTAGAGCAAGTAATCGTGTAGCTCAGAATCATGATATTCTTAAATCAATAGAAAAGCATCTCCGCTAATTATTTAAATAAAAATGAAAAAAAATTCAAATAATAACAAAAAGTACTTGACAAACTTACTTTGATAGTCTATTATAATAATATATGATGACTTGAACGGATAAATAATATTATGGAATTAAACGAATACACTCACACTCTACTTGCTATAGGATGCCTGTATGGAACATATTTTTTAGGTGGTTATTTAAAATCTAAAAAGGCTGTTGAAGATGTAGTTGGTATCACTTTAGAGAGTCTAAAAAAAGAGGGGTTGATACTCACCAAAGAAGATAAAAATGGTGAAGTTGACATTATCCCTATTTCTGAAATTATAGCAAAAGCAACAAGAGATGCAATCACCAAATAAAATAGTTACATTATTCTGTACACTATTGACTTCTACTGCCCTCGCAACTGAAACACCTTGCGATTACACAACCAAAACTAAGGTTGTGTATGAGGGTAGCATTGAGTCTGTTCGTGTAGTCAAGAAAGATGTACAAAAATATGTAGAAGATACTCGCAAATGTACGATGAATATAGAAGCTCGTATAAAAGGTGTGTGGTATCCATCTAAAGCAAATTATATCTTTGGGCCTGATATGTCTGAAATAGACGCTTGTAGTCTAGCAGAGAATCGTGCAAAAACCAAAGTTATGAGAACTATTATACCCGAAACATTAAAAAGTGAAAATAATTTAAAATGTGACTTGACAAGTCCTAAGAAATCGTGTAAAGTAGTATTAATTGATGCAGAAGTGTCAGGTTATGGAAAACAACAGATAAGGATGTTAAGTTGTGAATGAAAAGAATGTGAAAATGGTTAGTTGTTTAGCCTTGTTAGTAATTGGTTTATCTGGTTGCAGTAGAACATTAGAGGGAGCTAAAACAGATATCTTTGATACCCGTAAAGCAATATCTGATTTTGTTGCACCTTCTAGTAAACCAGTTAAAGTGGAAAAGAAAATTGATTAAAATTATTATTGGAATTGTAATCGGATTTATGTTGTGTAATTATTACCCATCAGTAGTTCCAATTGCAAAATATAAATTTCTTGAGTCAGGTGGCCCAAGAGATTCGTTGGTAAATACATTGAAGGAGATTAAATAATGAACGCCAAACTACTCGCAACCGTATCGGTGGTTGCACTCACTCTTGGCGCCTGTGGTGTCACAAGTCCTGTTTCAATGGTGGATACACCAGAGATTCGTTATAAAACTGCAAAGGTTGAAGCTGCTGTTTCTATTATACCGTCATGGTATAAGAAGATGCCTGAGAAGAAAGGTTCTATCTTTACAGTCGGTTCTGCTACTGCACCAGACTTACAGCTTGCTGTTGACATTGCCACGTTGAATGGTAAGGTTGTTCTTGCTGATCGTATCAACGGTAAACTTAAAGCTATGACTAAATCATGGATTGCAAAGTTTGGTCAATCTGATGTTGATGCTCGTGTCATGACAGAGATTGAAAAGGTTGCAAAGAATGTAATTGCAAATGTCGATGTTGCTGGTTACAGTCCTGTTGAGATAGACGTTTCTGCAGCTGGTACTCAGTATCGTGCATTTGTTCTTTTAGAGTATTCTGATAAGGAAGCATCTAAAATCATCTTCAATCGGTTACGTAAAGATCGTTTAGTATATTCTCGACTACGTTCAACAGGAGCGTGGAAAGAACTTGATAAAGAAGTTAATTCATCTGAGAAGAAAGATGAAGGCCAGTCACTACAAAATCTTGAAAAAGTAATCAAAAAGAATCGGATAGTGACAGTTGAAGAACCTTCTGCTTAGTAGTACTTTAGTTCTCTCTCTGAGTGGGTGTTTAGGTAGCGGGTTAATGCCCTCTGGTGTAAACCCCACTTTAGGGTGCAGTCCAATTACAGGATGTACATCTAAAGATTACTACATTCCTGGCCGTGGAGTATGGGCTCCTAAAAATAATGGAATAACCAAATCTACTATGGGTGCTGTTGCTGGTGCTGGTCTTGGTGCAATGATGGGAGCTGGAAGTGGCCCTATTACTGCTGCAGCGTATTCTGTTGCTGGTCTTGTCGTTGGTCATGAAATTGGAGCTCACTTTGATAAGGTAGATCAAATACACGCTACATTGCTGTTGAAAAAAACCCTAAGTAGTAATAGTGATGGGCAGATGTCTAACTGGACAAATGAAAAAAAAGGGTTTAGTGTAACACAAGGCCCTGTTGCTACAAAAGGTAACTGTAGAGAATTTATATCTAATGTTGCTGTTGGAAAAGAATTTAGAAAATTGAGAGGTACTGCTTGTTTAGAAAATAAAGTTTGGGTTATGAAAAATGTTTATTAAAATAGCCCTTGACAAATCTTCTTTACTGTAGTATATTTATAATATGACAATGCATCTATTACCAGTTTATTTTAGTACAACCAGTACACGTAAACGCAAAAAATCCAAGAAATCAAAATCTCTGTTAAAAGCAGAGATTGTTCACCAGAAGTTTCTTAAAAAAACTATTCGGGGTGTAGCGCAGTCTGGTAGCGCATTCGCTTTGGGAGCGAAGGGTCAGAGGTTCGAATCCTTTCACCCCGACCAACCCAATCTAGCACCACTTTCTAATGATATTCCTGTAGGGATAGCAAAGAAGAAAGAAGTGATGGATCACAATTTCACAATCGCACCAGCTTATAACAAGGGTGCATATCAAGTAATCAGTAAAAACAGTATAAAGGATATTGGAAGATGATTTTAGGTTTAACTATTTTAGGTGTAATCGCAACTGCTAACTTTACAGTTAGTTTGATTAAGTGGGTAATTTAAATGAGAGTAGAAGTTAGAGGCAATAATGTCGATAAAGCATTGAAGATTTTAAAAAAGAAACTTCAACAAGATGGTTTCTTTAATGAACTACGAGAACGTGAATATCACATGACTAAAGGTGAAAAGGGTAGGAGATCAAAAGCTGCTGCTATTCGTAGAGAATTAAAAACACAACAAAAACGTATGGAAGAACTTGGATTTTAATTAATGACACACGAAACAACAACAAGTACTCCTCTTAAAGAACATCAAGAGGTAGTATGGTATATTAAATGGGCTTCATCTATTATTCTTGTTATTGCAATGATTGCAACTACAAATAATTTATATCCATATAATATGGTTTTCCAATTTTTTGGTTGTTTAGGATGGTTGTGGGTTTCTATTATATGGAATGATAGAGCATTAATTGTTGTAAACTCTGTTGCTTGTGCAATATTCATCAATGGTTTTGTTATGTATTTTAAGGAATTTAAATAATGGATATTGATGAATATTATAACGCATCATACGAAGTTAAAGATAATTTTCTATCAGAAGTAGAGTTTGCAAAATTAGAAGAAGCAATTATGGGCCCAGAATTTAATTGGAACTATAGTTACAATGTTTCTGATGGTGGTGATTCTGAGAATGACATATATTTTATGCATTTATTTTATATAGGTTTAGGTTCAAAACCTAAAATAGATTTTCATGGAAATCCAATACCACCAGAAAAAAGTCCTTTCTATAAGTTTATAGAACCATTTCTAGAAAAACTTCCTGACTTTCAAACTTTAATAAGAGCAAAAGCAAATCTTTATGTTGCAAGAAAAAAATTAATTCATCATAAAGATCATATAGATATGGAGTTTTCACATAAAGGAGCTATATTATATATGAATGATAATGATGGATTTACTGTACTAGAAGATGGTACAGAGATTGAAAGTAAAGCAAATAGAGTATTACTTTTTGATCCAAGTAAGCCACATCATAGTACTTCATGTACTAAAGATAATCGTCGTGTAAATATTAACATCAACTACCTATAGAGGATAAGATGGCTAAAAAGAAAATTACTTCAGTTACAGATAATAGTAAGTGGGTTGCTCCTAAAACTAGGAAGAAACGTAAACCTATGTCTGATGAACAGAAGGTTGCAGCTGCAGCACGCCTTGTACTAGTACGAGAAAAACGTGCTGAGTTAAACCCTACTTATGGTAAAAGTAATATTCATGTGTCTTTACATGACTTACCAAAAGATCATAATTTACATCCTGATAAAATTAAGTTGTGGATGAAAACACAAAAAGAACTTGCTTCTGTTGAACGTGCTAGTGTTAAGAAAGACTTTAAAGGTGCATTAGCAAAACTTGCAAATCATGAAGGTTATATCAGACAGATGCAAAGTTACCTTAAACATGGTGATTGGGTGAGTAACTTTTATGGTGAATACCAAGATAAGAAAATTAAATGGAAGAATGTAGCACTTGCTTATTATTTTGAGGGGCCTATGAAGGGTCAACCAAAACGTGATGTTGGCACATTTTATCCAGACTTGGGTTTAGTATGGGAAAGTGGTATGGTAGAATGAACGAAGAAAAACCTTCAGCTGAAATCATAAAGGGCCCTTGGAAGAAAACAATCAATACTCCAACAGAAGACCAACTTATGAAAGCAGAACAACTTGCATTTTGTGATGAAATTTCTCACAGCTGTTTGATGGCGATCATAACAATATTAGTTGAAAATGGTATAGATGCTACTGAAAAATCTTTTATTAAAGATATTACTTTTATAACGGAAGCAATTACAGCAACAATATTAAAATCAAATGATATGCACCACCCTTTACAAGTAATTATGGATATGACTACTGCTCTAGAAATAGACCCAGATAATACTCCTCATTGTGAAATGGATTATCATACTGTTGATGATATGATTGCAAGTTATAATTCTGTTATGGAGTCCCCTGATGATATTAGTTGATATGAACCAAATTTCTCTTGCAAGTATTATGATGCATATGCATATACAGAAAGAGTCAGATATTGATGAGAACATGGTAAGGCATATGATTCTCAGTTCACTAAAAATGTATCGTTCAAGATTTGTGTCTGAGTTTGGTGAGCTTGTTTTATGCTACGACTCAAGACATTATTGGAGGCGTGATTATTTTCCAGAGTATAAACACAGTCGTAAAAAAGGTAGAGAAAAAGATACTAAAAATTGGGATAGTATATTTAGTTGCCTTAACAAAATCAAAGAAGAGATAAAGAACAATATGCCATACAAGTTCTTAGAAGTGTATGGTGCAGAAGCTGATGATATTATTGCTGTTCTTTGTGCAGAATCTTCTGATGAAGTTATGATACTTTCTGGTGATAAAGATTTCATCCAATTACAGAAATATCCAAATGTAAAGCAGTATAGTCCTATCACCAAGAAAATGATAAATGGTTTTAATCCAGATGACTATCTAAAAGAACACGTATTAAAAGGTGATACTAGTGATGGTGTTCCTAATGTTCTTTCACCAGATAATTCTTTTGTAGATGGCATTCGACAGAAACCACTAAGTAAGAAGAAGATAGCTGCAATGGTAGATGGTAACTTTTCTAACGATGAAATCAAAAGAAACTTTCAAAGGAATAAAACTTTGATTGATTTAGGATGTATTCCAGAAGAGCTACGGTCAGAGATACTAGATACATATAAGGAAGCGCCAGAGAACAGTCGCAGTAAAATATTAAACTACTTTATAAAACAAAGACTAAAAACACTTACAGAATCCATAGGAGAATTTTAATAATGGAATTGTTAATATCAGAAATTTTAGACAAGGTTTCAAAAATCAAATCGAAGAAAGAAAAGGTAAGCTTTCTTCAACAAAATAATAGTGATTCGCTTCGCATGGTAATTAAATCTGCTTTTGATCCTAAGATTAAGTGGTTATTACCAGAGGGCGATGTTCCATATGCACGTAATGATGCTCCAGAAGGAACAGAACATTCTGTTCTTGCATATGAG